TTCGCGTGGACAGCGCCGATGGCGCTCAATTCCGCCCGCTGATGTTTGTCGGAAGCCAAACAAACCCAGTTCTTGGCTACGGAGGATCTTATTATCCATTTACCGTTCAAACTACAAATTTGGGATTTAACGCCACACATGCTTTCACCGTGGATTTTGCCAATCCCGCCGCAGGATCGACTATGCAAATACGCAACATGGCAACCAACAGCGGAACATATGCCCAGCTAGAGTTTATCAACTCAGCCAGCACAATGGCTTTTTTCGCAAAGCAAAATAAATTTGAAATGTATGCAACCCATTCACCTTCTTTTCATGTGCTGCAATCGGTCACAAACGGCGTGATCATCGGCGGATCTTTCGCCTCATCTGCCGCCGCTCGCGTTCAGCTTGGCGGCGACACCCGCATCGACGGAGCAATCAGCTTCGACAACACCACTAACGCGGCCACGACCCGAACCAATCTTGGACTCGGTAACGGGATCACCACCAACGCAACCTTCGTTGACGCCGCAACCAACACCAATACAGTATCGATCTCCAATGGTATTATTACTGGCTGGACACAATAGACTTAACACCTTACACTTTCTACTTTAATGGCAACAGGCAACGCAGAACTGGAAAATCTACCAGAGAGTGGTAGTCCCCCGAAAAAACGCATCAAATCATCTGATAGCCTTGTGGCAATCGCTAACAAGTATATCGAACAAGATGAGGATGCGGCGTATCTTAGGGCGCGGGCGCAAGCTTTGGTCAACGGCGAAGCCCCCTACGATGCCGAAGAACTGAAAAGCAAAGGGCTAACCCATGTGGTCAATGCCAACTTCGGGGAAGCTAATGCCATTATGGAAGCGGCCTTGGCCCCGTATATCGAACTCCAGAACGGTGTGCCACGCATTGCCAATGTCATCATGGAATCCTATCAAGGAGACTCCAATGAGGATTCCGAAATCATCTCTGAGGAATTCGACTGGATGCTTAAGGAGTGGAGTGATCATGCCTACAATATGCAACTCCTTTCCCGCGAGTTTGTGGGCGATGGAGTTGGTGTTGCTATGTGGCCAGATGAACGCTCTATCTTCTGGGAGCCTTGTGGACTTAAAGACTTCAAGGTAGCCCGCGATACAAAGGTATCAGATGAGGCTATCGAAGTGGCTATCGTCCAACGCTCTATGAGCGTAAGCGAGCTTTACAATTACATTCGCAATCCCAAAGCCGCCAAAGCCTTGGGGTGGAATCTCAATGCGGTTAAACAAGCCATCTGGAAAGCTTCGACCAAGCGGGATCAATGGAAAAACTACACCGCTCACTGGGAAGATTTTGAACGTGAGATCAAAGAGAATGACCTCTATGCTGGTGAATCGGCCTACCATCGCGCACAGCTAATCTACGGCTACAACCGCGAATTTGATGGCAAATTCACTCAACTTATCGGTTCCCGTGATTCTTCGGACTTCCTCTACGAGCGTTATTCCCGCTACGGAAACGTGAATCAGTGCTTTGTCATCTTCACCTATGGAGTTGGTCAGGGTACCTTCCATACGATTCGCGGACTCAAGCAGAAGATTTATAACCAGATCCAAATTTCTAATAGGGTTCTGTGTCAGTCAGCACAAGCCGCCATTACCTCTGGACTTATCCAGTTGCAGGGTGACGCCGAAGCGATCCAAGACTTTCAGTATATCGAAGTCGGGCCTTACACGTTCATCCCTAGTGGACTGACCCCAATCCAACTTCAACCGCCTTCAATTGCTACTCAGGGTCTACCTGTTTACAATCTAATGAGCCAAGTGTTGCAGAATAACACGGGTAGCTATCGCTCCCGTCAAACCTCTCCAGATGGACAGGCTCGTTCTGCCACGGAAGTTGTCCAGCAAGCCCGCCAAGAATCAACGCTCAACGCCGCTGCGCTGGAGCTTTTCTACACTCCTTATAACAAACTTCTAACTGAACAATACCGCAGGGCTGTTAATCCTCTCCTTACAGCCAACGACAGGGGAGGAAAGCTTGCTCTTGAGTTCCGCCGCCGTTGTGCGCGTCGAGGGGTTTCTATCGAGCGTATGCGCCAGTTTCTTAAGGTCACGGCCTTCCGTGCCATGGGTGACGGAAGCCCCGTTATGACCGAAATGGCGAGTAAGCAACTCATGGAACTTTATTCCTTGATGGACGAGAAAGGGAAAGAAAATACCCTGCGTTCCGTTATTGCTGGTATCTCTGGTGTGGGTTGGCAGAAGGTTAATCTCTTCGTTTCCGATAAAGGCCCGCGCCGTGTGGTGGACTTTGACATCGCTAACCTTGAGAATGGCAACCTCCGTCAGGGTATTCCGCAGATGGTTCACGATAGCCAGAACCATGCAGTTCACATCGAGGCCCACATCCCGATGATTGCCGAGATCATTGAAGCCCACCGCCAACAGCAGATGGCCGATGAGCAGGCGATGCAGATCTTGCGTCCTGCTGCTGACCATGTAACCGAACATCTTGTCTTTTTCTCTAACAACAGCTATCGGGCGCAGGAAGTCCGTGAACTCAAGCGCCAACTCCAAAACCTCACGGCTTACATCGATGAGCTTGAGCAACAGGTGATCAACCGCATGATGGCCCAACAGAGCCAAGCCCAAGAACAGGCTATGCAGGCTGGACAACAGCCGCAGGGACAGATTGATCCCAAGATGGAAATGGAAATGCAAAAAGCGCAACTCAAGTTGGCAGAAATGCAGGAAAAGCGCATGATGAACCAAGAGACCCATCAACAGAAGATGGAGACCATTCGTCAGCAGATGGCTCTCAATGATCTTAAAACACGCAGTTCTATTCTTGAGAAAACAGCAAGGCCCGCAGGCCGACCCCCGATGGCTGCACAAACAGCTTAATTTTTAAGATATTTATACTAGACAAAGTTAGAATCTGAGTATAGTTAGACTTTATTAATGGATTGGACAGATCAGGATTCGCGTGAGTGGAGCAAAACTTGGGCTATGCCCCATATGCAAAAGGGGCTTAAGTTTATCTCCAAACGGGTTCGTCCGAAGCGGAGCAGTAGTCCTGTGGCGCAAGGTTTTGATCTGTCGCCAGTGTTCATTAAGAGCGCGGGTTTTTATGAGGGCAGTCAAGAGGTTATGGATCTCATTGATACCTTGGGTCAAGGACAGGTAAATAAACCTAAATTTGACTTGCCAGAACCCTTCTCTCATATAACTTCAGAAGAAACCAACTAACATAACTAATATACTATTATGGCCGATATCCTCAATTCAGCCCTCACGGGTGACGCAGACTTTGCTGGCACAATCTTTGGTGGCAAAAATCAAGAACCTGTAGAGCCGACCCAAAGTGAGACGCCTGCACCAGAAACCCAGCAAGAAGAGAATAAGCCCGCCGCCGAAATCCCGAAAGAGGAAGCTCCCAAGGCGGAGAAAAAAGCTCCCGTTAAAGCGGAGCCCAAGGCCAAGACAACCAAGGAAGAGGTAGAGAAGAAGGTTGCAGATATTACCAAGGAGGTGTCTTCGGAGAACACTACAGAGAAATCAAATGAAAATACCTCAGATGATGATCTCCCGCTTAACCCCCACTTTTCCGACAAGCCCGTCTCTGATAAACCCGAAGGTGACGATTCTGAGAAGGGTGTATCAAGCTGGAAAGAGATCAAAAGCGAAATGAAAAAGGCCCGCGAGGAGCGGGATCGCTTGAAAGCCGAATTGGACGCCACCAAAGAGAAGGTGGGTAAATATGAGGGCGAAACAGTAAAAACCCTTCAGGAAGAGCTTGAAGGCTACAAAACCCGCATGGCAGAGCTTAATCGCGAGCTAAAGGCAGCGAACTTTGAGCGAAGCCCCGAATACGTCGAAACCATCAAAAAGCCCCTCAGTGGCCTTCAGGGCGATTTGAAGGCTATTGCAGAAGCCAATGACGCAGACTTCTCTAAACTCTGGCAAGCCATCACTGAGCCTGATGCCCGCAAACGTATCGACTCCTTGGAAGACTTGACCAGCGACTTTAAGCGCATGGAGCAGTTGTCCATTGTCAAGATGGCCGATAAATACCATGAACTGGCTCAATACCATGAGCGTTTCCAGAGTGAGGCCGAATCCCTTGCCGAGGCCGAAAACGCCCGTAAGGCCCAATCTGAACAGGAGTTTATCGAGAACGACCAAAGACTCCAGAAGGCGTTCACAGCTAAAACTTGGACAAATCTGGAAGACCGCTACAATTTCCTTCAGGAGATTGATGGGCAGGATGAGTGGAATGGAAGTATCCGCAGTGCCAAGAAAAACGCCGCAGAGACCAATCTGGATCGCTTGAGCGTCGAAGACCGAAGCGCCATCCTAGCGCGGGCTGCTGTTGTCCCCTTTCTTGAGTCGGCCATCAACCACTACTCTGCCCAATTGCAGAAAGTTAGCGAGTCCAAGGACGCCGAAATCAAAGAACTTAAGACCCAATTGGAAGGGCTGGTTGGGGCTACTCCGAGTCTTGGTAAGGCAACCGAAACGGACGCCAGCGAAGAAGACGAAGATGTGGATAGCTTGATGAATTTCGGAAAATCTATATTCCGTTAAAATTCTGCTATTGACAATTTGGCGTAAATGTAATAGTTTGCGCTTAAGACTTAAGTCTGAGTTGGTCGCAGACGCCTCGCTGGCTGGTTAGCCTTCAAAATTTGTAGCCGTAAATCTCTGGTCGCGGCCCAGAAAATCAACCGATAGACAGGCATCCTATGCCTATCAATCAAACCTAACCCTTAAACTAAATAGAAAAAATATACTAATATGTCAGCACAAACTGCTACTACTTGTGAAGCTATTAGCGACCAGTTTCAACGCGAGACTGGACGTATCGCTCTTGGCACTCATCGCTTGGGTCTTTATAAAGATCCCTATATGCGTTTCGTAACGCAATCCGCTTTCCCCGACAATATGGGAGCGGTCATCACCAACACCATCGCCCAGCGCACTGTTGCCGTTGGTAGCGGATGGGAAGATGTCGGCGTCACTGGCGTTGATGGCGAAGCCAACTCCTGCTTGGCCCCCGTCAAAACCGTTGGCTATGCCTTCGATCAGAAGACCTTCAAGCTCCGCCATCAGGCGATTGAGTCGAATTGGATCTGCTTGGAAGACGTTCGTACTTCGGCGTTCCCGATTGACGATGTCAACAACTACATCAAGATCCTTGCCGACAACGTCAACAAAGAGTGGGTTGAGCGTTATGACAATGACTACTACGCAGCCGTGACGAAAGTCTCTGTGGAACCTGGCCTTGCCGAGTCCACGGGATCGACTTTTGGTTCGCTGCCGAACCCGACCTCCGTCTTGACGATTGGCGTCCTTCGCGAACTCTATGATCGTCTCTACCAGAACAATGCTGGTGATGACGGTGATGCGGTGACCGATGACGGATCGCCTGTTTTCAACGTGTTCGCTGAACGCGCCACGATTGAGAACCTGATCAAGCTCAACTTGGAAGTCCGTCAGGACATCCGTTGGAGTGATCGTGTTAATGATCTGCTTGGTGCCAACGGCTCCTCGCTCCTGCCCCGTAAGGCTTACGGTGGATTTGTGTTCCATAGCCGCCCGTTCCCGAAGCGTTTTAACGACAACGGATCTGGTGGTTATACCGAAGTTGCTCCTTATGTCTCCACGACTGGCGCGACCAAAGGCACGAAGTTCATCATCAACCCCGCCTACAAGGCTGCGAAATACACCTCCACGGTTGTTTTCCATCCGAAGGCCGTTGAGTGGCTCGTTCCGAATCCCAACCTGAAAGTTGGAAAACTCGTTTACGATGCCCAAAACTATCGTGGCGATTTCCGCTGGATCAATGAGTTCGACCGCAATTGTAACCCTGACAAAAACAGTGGTTACTGGCGGGCGAAGATGGCGTGTGCCGCGAAACAGGTGTTCCCTGAATTCGGCTACTACATCCTCCACTTGCGCTGCAACCTTGCGGCTGATTTGGTGGCATGTCCTGCATCGAGCGGGTATGGTTACCTTAGTTAAGAAATAACTTAGGAATACAGCCGAAAACGGTTTGACAAGTTGGGGCTGGTAGGTTATCCTGCCAGCCCTAACTATTTATGAACAAATACATCCAACTCAAACACGGCACGGCAATCATAGACGAACAAGACTTCGATAGAATCAGCCAATTTACATGGCATTCTATTGATAACGATGGAACTGGCTCTAGATATTATGCAACTTGTTCAATTAAGGGGAAAACTACCTACATGCACCGAATGGTCATGGGGGCACAGGCTGGCGAATCAGTAGATCACATTGATGGAAACGGTCTTAATAACAGCAGATCAAATTTACGATTCGCCACACAATCAGAAAACAACTTAAATCAAAAGATTCGCTCTGATAACACAAGCGGGCACAAGGGTATTAGCTGGTGTCCAGATAGAGAGAAGTATCAGGTATACGTCAATATTGACAGGAAGCGCAAATCGCTTGGTCGGTATCGGACGCTTGAGGAAGCCATCTATGTGCGGGATCAGGCCGTAAAAGAGTATTATGGCGAGTTTGCCCGTGAGAATACCTCTTTGCCAGAAGAGGCACAAATAAAGCCCTACAGAAGCGTTCCAAGGACATTGAGAAGGACTGGCGGGAACAACTCGTCTGGCAAAACGGGGGTTACTAAATTAAAAGACCAATGGCGGGCGACCATCACAATTGATGGAAAAGTAAAATATATTGGAACATTTGCAGACCTTGAGGCCGCAGTAGCTGCCCGCGAGAACGCGGAACGTGAATATTTTCCAGAATACTTCAAGGATGCTGCTTGACTATTAATTTAATCTAAACTAGTCTCAAATAACTAACCTTATTACTTTTATGAAAATTCCGATTCCCTCCGATTATACGCTCCCCGCCGAAACCGAAGATGGCCAAACTTTTGAAGAGTTGGTAACCTTCCGTGTTGAAGGCGACTCGCTTGTCCCGACCATGATTGCTGGCGTCGAGATTGCGGCTGAAGAGGCCGAAGACGAAGACGAGATGGAGGACGAGGCCGCTGACGAAATGGAAGCTGGCGTGTCCCCAATGGCTGGCATGGGTGAGCGCATCATGGGCATGGCTTAAGCTGGTAGGGTTCCATAGACTATGGCCCTTCCAACTTTAAATGCTACTTTTGCTTCGGCGGCGGATTTGCCTAGACGGCAGATGCTAGCCAAGTGGCTTGTAGAAGAACTCGGAGAAACCCAAGCTCCTTCTTCTGCTTTGGTTTCTGGCCTGTCGGTTGCTCCATTTAATCAGTATAATGGAATTTACAGAAGATATGGAACATCAAATGGAAGAGATGCTTATATATACTATGTTAATGGTGTAAATTCAAGTGGTGGTTTTGCTGAAATTGCTTGGGGTGGAGAAAGTTGGTATCTTACCGAAGGTAATGTTAATGCATCCTCACAATCGGATGTTGAGTATCCTTGGCTTGCCACGGGCTGGTTTAATGATGATGGGTTTAATCCAACTGGTTTAGTAATCAACGAATCTCCCGCCCCAAGCCCGATATCCAACTACTCCGATCTTCCTGAACGTTATCTCTGGGCCAAGATTGCCGTAGCTGCTGGCGCACCCAGAAGCGAAGCAGATTACATATCTCTTCCTAAACAATATGTATGGAAGGCTATCTATGATTCGGTTTCGGGGTTGAGCACGGGAACTACCGACTGGAGCGAGAAACAAGCGTTAGGACGCATTGCCGCCGCCTATCGCGGAGACACGGGCAACCCCGCAAACCTAGCCACATATATCGATTGGCCTTGGCGCTATCAAGTGGCTTCCATTATTACGTCACTATGAGTATTGAAGATATCCCAAGACGCAGGGGGATGGAGCGGGGCATAAAGCTCACCATGAGCGAGTTGATTGCGGGTGTTGCCCTGATGGTCACTTTGTTTTCCGCGCTTAATGGATGGATTGTTTTACCAGAGCAAATGAGGCACATACAAAATAATGATGCCAAGCAGGACGCGACAATTGAACTCATCCAAAAAGATGCCCATGCCCGAAGTGAAACCTTGGCCCGAATTGATGAGCGCACAAAAAGAATCGAAGATTACTTGCAATCCAAGGGATACTGATCTAGCCTTATTCCTATGAAACAACTATTTGCAAAAATCTGGGGAATTACATCCTCCGTCTTCAGCTTCTTCCTTCCTATCCTTAAAGAAGTGGCATCCTCTTCGGTTGCTGCGCTTCTTCCAATTGCCTTGGAGATTGTCGAGTCTCTGGCTTATACAGACAAAACTGGGGCGCAAAAGCGCGAAGCCGCAGTCAAAAAACTCACCATTACGGCCAAAAAGCAGGGTATTAGTGCCTCTGAATCTTTGATTCGTTTTGCTGTTGAATCTGCCGTTCAACGCTATAAACTTGATCTATGAAAGATAAACTTCTCGCGTTTCTAGTCTCCAAGCTGGGCGGAGTCATCACCCCCCTCATTGCCATGGTGGTTGCCGCCATTGTTTCCCGTCTCGCCATGGTTGACCCCAAGTTGGCAGAATCCGTTGATCAGGTCAGCCTGACTGGCTTCATTGTGGCTCTCCTTATCTCTATCGTTAACTACGTTACCAACGAAGTGAACGTCAAAGGCATCAAGAAGATCCAAGCCTTGGTCAATACGGATGAGGATGGAGTGGCTGGGCCAATCACCTACACTGAAGTTCGTAGGGCTATCGCCATCAAGAAGCCCGTTCGCCGTAAGAAGAAATGAGGCTATCCCATGAAACTCTCAAAGCAATACTCGTCAAAGTCCCGCCCGAAGAAGATCGCAGAAGTTTCCTTGTCCGTTTACTCAGTTCCATCCGATTCACTTCCAAAATCAAGTGGCGCAATGATGGAAAAGCTTCCGTCTCCATCGGAGTCCGAGGTGGAGCGGATCTATAGGAATTGGGATATCGGCAAGAGGCAGTGCAAATGGTAAAAAAACTTGCAGACATTGCGCTTTCGCAAGTCGGAGTTAAGGAGGTTGGTGGGAACAATCGCGGCAAAAAAGTGCGCGAGTATCAAGCTGCAACCAATTTAACACCAGCAGCTTGGCCATGGTGTGCTGCGTTTGTTGATTGGTGTGTGGCTCAGTGGCTCAATGACAAGGAAGTTGTGTCTTGGCTTGGCCTGAAGACCATGACTACTAGTAAGTGGCGTCCAAGGACTGCCGCTGCTTTCGGACTGATTGAATGGGCCAAGAAGCGCCCAAACACCACCCAAGTCATCTACAATACCAAAACTCCAAAGGTTGGGGACATTGCGGTCTTTGACTTCTCTCATACGGGAATTGTGGTGGCTACAAGCAAAACAATGTTTGACTGTGTTGAGGGTAATACAAACCAGCGCGGAACCAGAGACAGTGATTCAGGTGACGGGGTTTGGATCAAGAGTAGAAATCATTCTTTGACAAGGTGTTACATTAGAATTAATCAGTCGAAAGTTAAATGAAAGAGCAACAGAAAAGCAAGAAGCGGCACAATCAGCAAAAAGCAACCAATGATTCACAGTGTTACTACTGTGGAGGAAAAAACTTTGAACATATTCGGGTTGGCAACGTCAAAACAATTCGACTATGCAAGAACTGCCGCGAACAAATCGACTAAACTCATGGCTTCCCATGACAAAAGACTGCAAGAAGTCTTGGACAAATTGGCCAAGGATCTTGTTGAATACTTTGATTCGGGCTTTGTCGTTGCTACTTTTCAGGACGGGGCCGAAACCAAAAACGCTTTCCTCAAGTTCGGTAATGATTACGCCATCGAAGGCATTGTATCCAATATCCATGACATCCTCTACGGGCAAGAAGAGGATGAGGACGGGGATGACGATTTAGATGACGGGGATCTTAAGAAGATTATCAAAGACTCTTAATACAATGGCTAATGGAACCCTATCTTTCTCCCTTCCAGAAGAGCGACAAGAGTTTGAAGATGCTTGCAAAGCAGGGGATTTTCGCGCTGTTCTTGACAATTTTGATAATGAGTTACGCTCTCATCTTCGCCATAATTCTCATCCCGATTGGAATAGCGCAACTATTGAAGAAGTTAGGAAAACTCTTTACGATCTGATTGCCGACTACGGCATTCAAATCCATTAACCACACACACATCTATGACTACAGTATACATCTGTGGGGCCATGCGCGGCATTCCACAACTCAATCATCCAGCATTCTTTGAGGCCGAAGAAACCATGTTGAAGGCGGGGCATAAGGTCATCAACCCCGCAAGGATGGATCAAGAGCTAGGGCTAGATCCCCACAACTCCCAAATGGACAGCAAGTTCATTGAGGACTGTGCCCGAAGGGATATTGATGCGGTCTTTGAATGCGATGAGTTGGTTCTCCTTCCGAAATGGGAGAAATCCAAAGGAGCAAGAGCGGAGGTCGCCGTAGCCCAATGGCTAGAAAAACCCTTGCGTCTCTACCCATCCATGGTTAGGTTGGACAAAGAAGATGTGTGCGACATTGCCAAGCGTCTTACTTCCTATGATCGGCAAACTGACTACGGAAGCCCGATTGAAGACTTTACCAAACAGGCCAAGATGTGGGGGGCCATCCTTGGGGTCAACGTGACCCCGCAACAAATCGCCATGTGCATGATTGCGGTTAAACTTTCCAGACTTACCAACTCGCCCCGCCATAAGGATAGTTGTGTAGACATTATAGGCTATGCGCGGTGTTTAGATCTCTGCAACCAAGCAACCTCTTTATGAGCAAAAAAATAGCAGTCCTATCGGACTTCCACTGTGGTCACAAAGTAGGGTTAACCCCGAAAGGCTACCTACCAGAAGAGCCAGCCGAAGAGCGGTCACGTTGGGTTAACGCCAACAAAGCTTACTACAACTGGTATAGCCAGAACATCCGCAAAAACGGCCCCTACGATATCATCTTCATCAATGGGGATCTTGTAGACGGAACTGGCAAGAAATCGGGCGGAACGGAGCAGATCACCACCGATATGGAGGAGCAGTGCGATATGGCGGTTAAGATTATCCGCGAAATCCCGAAAACCAAAAACTGCAAGATTGTTATCACCAGAGGAACCCCCTACCATACGGGTGATTCAGAAGACTGGGAAAACATTATTGCAGAGCGTGTAGACGCCACAATCGGAGAACATGAGTGGGTGGACGTAGAAGGGGTTGTCTTTGACCTTAAACACCACCCAGCGGGCTCCAGCGGCATTCCCCATGGTCGGCACAGCGGAGTGGCCAGAGATCGCCTCTGGAACCTCATATGGTCTGAAAAGGAGCTACAGCCCAAGGGGGATGTCTTTATCCGCTCCCATGTCCACTACCACAACTTTGCGGGAGGCCCAGACTGGCTGGCCATCACTACACCAGCCCTTCAGGGGTTTGGCAGTCGTTTCGGGGCTAGACGATGCACAGGTATCGTGGACTTCGGATTCTTGATTTTTACAGTCAACAAAGGAACATACACATGGCAACCCATTATAGCAAAACTAGAGGAGCAAAAAGCTCCAATGATAAAATTGTAGTCCCGTCTTGGGATAGCGTGTGGGAGTCGTTCGACAACCACAATCAGAAGACCACCATCGAGGCAATGAACTCCGAAGGGTGGAGGACAATTGATCAGGTCACAAAAAAGACTGGTCTATCAAGCCCGCGAATCTACAACATGGTTCGCGAAGGAAAGTTTGAAACAGTTAAAAAGAAAGTGTTTTACGCTGGAAAAACCAGAGACATTAAGTTTGTCAGACCAAAGGCTACCACTTGCCAATAGGGCATTTTTCGGTAGCCATGCGGAGTTTTGCCCAAGTGGAGCATCCGCATTTTGTGCAGCGGCCAGTTCCGCGCAATGCTGTTGAATTCCAAAATTCACAACCATGGCACTCGTTTAGTCTGCTGGTGACTTGCTCTTCTGTGGCAAATTTGAATCCCCTGCCAGCCCACTTGGCCGTTGAAGCCACTAGACTTTTTGCCATATCAGCTATTGATGGTGGCTTTATTTCTGGTTTTTCTTTGTTGGTGGGGAACTGGAGTTCGCCCATCTGATTTATGTCTTTTATTCGTTTGGCGATCCGTCCAGTAGAGTATTTTTCTTTGATCTCATTAAAGTCTTCCTCCTCAAGCTCAACCACGCCGTCAACAAGAGTTCCGCGCCGAAGCACTTCTTCTAAATATCCTTCTTTTCTGTAAGGAGCAACAGACTTAACAACGTCCAAATTTACCTTGTGTTTCATGGCGCGCTGGATGCTCGGCTAGAATTGTATGCCGCAAG